TTATTTAGACCTTATGTGGAGCGCGCCTCTAAATTTACCACTTGAATGGCGCACCCATTTTGCAATGCTTTCTGCATTTGCTCCGCAGTAGTTATTTAGGCAATAATCTTTTGGCATACCCTTTGTTGCACGAACGCTAAAGATTAGTTTTGGCCACAATAAGTCAACTGCTGTTTGTGGGCAGAATTTACGCCAAGTTGTTTCATCTAGTGGGTTGCGATAGTCTAAGATAAAGTCAGATGGATAAGGGGATACTCCGCCGCCCGAGCCAGTAAAAAGGAAATATTCTAGTATCGGTTGCATATATGTTTGATGCTTAGCAAAAGGCGAGTTTGGATTGCCGTTTGCAATATCTTCTGTAATTTTGCCAGCCAAACGCAAATCCCAATACTCATCAATAATTTTATCAAGCATGGCAATATCTGCGCCCGAGTGGTTGCAAGCAGTTTCAAAGCCCGGTCGTGCTGTATGGTTGACAAGTGCAGGAGGCGCACCAGAGAGCGATTTCATAGAATAGCCTTTGCCATTTATGTAGACATCGCTTTTGTAGTTTGTGGGAGCTTTTAGCACATTCGTAGATGAGCAAGCAGCAATAATCGCCGCATCATTATTGCGAATGGCATTCAAATTTGTGCCTTGTGGTAACGAGCCATAACACTTAGTGCCAAAGCCTAGTTGCGTGATAGGCACGCCAAGAAATGCAGGAGCTACACCGCTGTCGCGCATTTCAATTAGTTTTAGTTTTATGAGAAGTTCATCTCTTTCGCCTTTGTTCATTGTAAAATCTCCGTTTTGTTATAATTTATTGTCGCAGCAGGCAAGTTTAATTTGCTCTGCAATTCTTTTGATGACAGGAACGCAAACAGTATTTCCTGCTTGTTTGTATGCAGCATTCAGTGAAATGCCTTGCCCAAATTCAAATTCGCTTGTAAAACCTTGTAGGTCGAGGCACTCTCGTGGGGTAAGTTTTCGTATGCCGTAATCATCTAGTAGAACTGGAACTCGGTCAGCGAATGTTCCCATATTGGCTTTTAGAGTAGAGGCAATAGGGTATTTCTTTTTTGAGACGCCATAGTCCGTTATTAGATACAAGCAATTTTTATCAGTTACAGTTATCAGCAAGTCTTGGTAGTAATAACTGTTGTCGGTATAATAGTAGCAATCGCTGTGTTTTATATCTCGCTTGATTATATCGTTAAGGCACACGGCTTGCTCAACTGGTTTAGGAAAGTTAAAGCGGAGGCAGTCGGTTTCATCTAGGAACGCAGCGATAAAAATGCGTTCTCGTTTTTGTGGAATATTTCCGTGAGTAGCAGCGTCTAAGATGGCATATTTTACAAAGTAGCCAAAGCCTGCCAAGGTATTGTAAATTACTAGAAATGTTTTGCCGTCATCGTGGGACATAAGATTAGCGACATTTTCAAGCAAGATAACTCGAGGTCGTTTTGCGTTTATAACTCTGCCTATCTCAAAAAACAAATTTCCACGAGGGTCTTTGAAGCCTAATTGCTTGCCTCTTACTGAAAAAGACTGACACGGAAAGCCTGCGGTTAAAATATCAAAAGAGGGGATAATGTCGGTAGATATTTTGCGAATATCGCCCTCAAGCGCAAGCACGCTTTTGTGGTTACGAGTATAGGTTTTAATTGCATCGGCATCAATATCGTTAGCCCACGCAACCTCAAAACCTGCTTGCTTAAAGCCGAGGCATATTCCGCCGATACCAGCAAACATACTAGCAACTTTCAATATATACTCCTAGCGTGTTTTTGAAACACATATATAATTATATCATCTTTTATTGAGTTTGTCAGTTAAAATACTATTGGTTTTCGACAAATATTTTAGATATGTAAAAAAAGTAAAAATCCGCTACCCGAGGCAATATCGGGTGGCGGATTTTGTTTAGTCTTTTTCTAGTATCATTATGTCGAGGAGGTCGCAGTTTAGGGCGGAGCAGATGCGTATAAGTACATCGGTGTTGATGTTTGCCCCTTTGTTTATCTTGGCCATTGTAGCCGAACTTAGCCCCGTCATTTTGCTTAACTGGTTAGAGGATATTTTTCTGCTTTCTAGCAATTTTTTTAAGGGGTCGTAACTAATTTTCATTTTTGTTTATAAACTCCATTTATATTATGTCCATTTTTTGCATATTAAAATCAGTCCACAAATAACTCGGGGACATTGTACATAAGGGTTTCAACCTCATTGCGGATTGCCTCTTTATCGCACTTGGCTATTGACTTGCGGAGGCGAGCCTCGCCACCAACGATAACAACATACAATTGTCTATTTTCTCTTACAAATAGGGCAGTTTCACGAGAAAAGCCGTGTCGCTGTAGCATTATAGACAGCGAGCTGTGAGTGCCATATTCTACATATTCATACCAATCGTTGGGCATAGTATCTTTGATTTTGTTGACGCGCTTATAGCATTCGGTAAACCTAGCAAAGTAATTAGAAAAGCGGAAGAGAATATCGCCCTCAATCGCTTGTAAGGTTTCGCCGATTACAAGATTTTTATGAAGAGCAATTTTTGAATTAAACTCCGTGTATTTGCCGTCAATAAATACTAATTTAGGGTCATTTGACCACATCCTAGTTTCTGCATTGAAAAGAGAAGATAGCATTATCATACTTAGCCCGTTGCCACTCATCCATTGGTTAAGTAGGGTAGTATACCAAGTAAGACTTGAAGTCTTTTCAATGCCAGTTGCTCGCTCATATTTGCCCCACTTAAAAATTGAGTGCAGTTGATTCAAAAAAGCAAGAGTTTTTTGTTTATTTGCTTCACGAATTTCTTTTCGCAACTTTTCATCTTCAGGTCTACTCCAGTCTAAATCGGGATATTTAAGACCGTTTTTGATAGCATCAGTTAGGCGGATGGTTTGGTCGACCGAAATATTTATATCGTCATCGGGCTTGGCATCGTTTTTTGCAAAGGCAGCCTTAATTTTTTCTATATTGACAGGCGTAAGCCATTTTTCAAAAGCACGGAATACAACAGTGTTTCTGGCAGTTAGAATATCTCGCACCAATATTTGTGCAAATTTTCTCACTACTTTATATTCTTCTACTTTTAGTGTGTGACCAGTCAATTCCATATCGCCTTTTATTAAACTTGCAACAATAAGCAACTTTTGTTGGTCTTTTAGCATACTGATGTGAGACAGTGTTTGAGTAGGCACTTTAGCCTCAATAAGTTTTACAAATTCATCTGTCTTAATTTTTTCTTTAATGCGAGTCAAGAAAACATTGCCGTAAAGGTTGTATTCAATCCTGCCGACACGACCCAAGAGATTCCTAAAATCTACAGGCTTCAATTTTCTTGAGCCTTTACCTTTGCGATAAGTGGTTATAAATAAGTTGTCCGCAGGCAGGTTTACACCCTCAACAAGTGTGCTTGTACAAAAAAGGATGCGGATTTTGCGCTCACGATAAAGCCTTTCAATATTCATACGAATAGAGGTAGGCAAGTAACCTACATGGAATGCAACACCCTTTAATATAAGTTTTGCAAGTAAGAATTCTTTATGGATGAGATTTCTAATTTCAGCAGATAAAGCCTTTAATTCGTTATCGTAAATATCTGGCAGGGCATCAAAAAGTTTTATACCATCAGTAGAATAACTTTGTTGGGTAAAACGCTCTGCCTCTTCCATACAATCGGGCTTTGAGTTTATATAAACGATGGTGCTTGTGTTGCGATTAAATAAGAGGCGGAGTGTTTCCTTAAAAGAGCTAACAGGAGGCTCGCTACTAACAGGCGACCACTTGCGAGAATGTTCATTAAAAATTTGAGCAGAGCCTGCAACAAAGTCCACTAAGTATTTAATTTGGGTAACAGGTGAATATGAGGACGATAGGTTATTATTAGCATCGCAATTAGACACAAGTCCCAAGAAGACATCGGGGTTAGGTATGTTGGGCGAGGCAAATATAATATTAGGAATATTTTCACGCTCTTCTAAAATACTTATGACCCTATAATAAAAAGTGCTACGGCTGTCCGACACGGCAATTTTATGTGCTTCGTCAATAAACACATAGTTAAGAGGGATGTGCTTGTGGCGGATTAAAAAGTAAAGCAGGCGCTCGGGAGTAAGTACACAAATATAATTACGGTCATTTTTTTCTAACGAGGAATCGCCAGCGGAAGTGATAACCTTATAATTGTGTTGCTTTAATAAGTCTTGCAAGTCCTTTTTGATTATCTCGGTTGATACCTCGTTTATAAGAGCCTTACTCGGCACAACGATAACAAAGTTGTCGGTACTGCCATTCATTACTTGCTCTTTAATAAACATACGCATAACAAAAGACTTACCCATAGATGTAGGGCCAGAAAAACTAAAGCAAGACTTGTTTAAGTTATCATATACCTTGCGTTGCGAGCGGAAGAAGAACTTAGTGGGGTCAGCAGGCACAGCAAGTAGGTTTTTATTTGTTTCGTTATAAGCTTGTTCGCTAAGAGAGTTGCTTTTGTAGTTGGCGGTTGTTTCGTTTAACAACAAGCCTCTATAGTTGCCAACGCTAGTAAGCACCGAGCCAAGATAATGTTTGATGGCAGGATTGTCGGGGTAGAGTGAATCCAAGAGGGCAACTATTTCTTGCCCCCATATTTTGTGTTTATCAGCGTTTGTTGCATGGTTAGATTTAGAGAGAATATCTGCAAAGCCCAAAGCATCGTCAATTTTTATCTCTCTTGGCTCGCCAGTCAAGTCAAAGAGCGACAAAGAATAATTGTGTAAGATATTCTCGTACAATTCATTTAAGTATTCATCTTTTTCAATATTATCGTAAACAAATTCGCCAAAGTTTACAAGGGTGTTTTTATTCATTGTCCACCCCCAGAAGCTCTTGCATTATTTGACCTTTATCGCTGTCGGCGTTATTAAAAGGGAGCAAGTAAAAATAGAATGAACGCCCCTCAAGTTTGGCGTTAGTGATAGCAGTTTGAATATATGGCAGATGGTTTTTAATATCGTCAGCCATCTTTTGTTTTGCCGCCACTCTGTATTCGTCATTAGATAGACCGTTAGTATCAAGGTTTAGCGAGTAGCCTAAGAATATGCCAAAAGCATCATCTACAGTAATGCCAGCTTTCCTTTTTTGGGGCAGGACGATAGATTTTAGATATTCAGCAGTGGCTGGGTCAAATGACTTATTAAGGATAGTGCTATCAAGTAATTTATATTCTTTCTTTTCGGCAGCAGTTGTGCTTGCCGAGGCAATAGCCTTAAAAGCATTATCTATGGCAGATTGCAGGTTGCCGACAATATTTGACTTACCAACAACCAACTGGAACGAAGAACCATTTGCATCAAGAGGCAACAGGTGTACACCACCTTGTCCAACAACACTGCCGCCAGTCGTTTCTATTAACTCAATCTTGTTGTATAGTTTAGGTGCTTTAAGAACGAACTCCAAAAACGCATATAAAATCATATCGCCAAGACTATCTGCTAATTCGGTAGTGCTTAATCCTGCATCCTTAATACGAGCAAGTGCTTGTGCAACAACCGTTTCTAATTCGTCATTTATGCGGAAGTTTTCTAATTCAAGCCGAGAGAACACATAACGCCCGATGTTTCTATACAGGAAGTTTTGCATATCGCTAAACTTGATTTGATTACTAGAGAGGTCTAAGTGATAGGTGCGTACGCACTTTAGATTTGCGAGGGTAGGAGTTTCGCTGTGTGGAACTTCGGTAAAAACACGCTCAAAATCTTTTGGATTGATGGAATGTGCAAATGGAGTGTGGGCAAAGTCTTCAACTTCAACATCGGTGGGCGATTCGGTTGTGGTGTTTTCTTGTTGCAGGGCATAGAGAAAAATAGCAGATAAAAATTGAGCAAAGTCGTTTGGTCTAGCACGAGCCAAGAAGTTTTGTTTATCTGTAGAAGAAATGTCAGGGTCACTTTTTATTATTGAAACGAGTGAGGCGATTTGTTGGTTGACCAAAGTTCTGTCTAGTGCAGGAATAACGCTAGTAACAAAATAAGCAAGATGTGTTGCTGTATCATAGTTGACAGCATTTTTTCTAACATCAACAGGAATGTTTCTTTGCGAGTTTAAGTATCGACCGCTGTTTGTTCCATCTAGGAAGACTGAATGAGGGAGTGAAACTGATGTCAAAAGCAACCTAACAAAATCCTCATTGTTAAGTGTTGGCGGTTGTATGGCTTTTGCGTATGTTCCAAAATTTAGTTTCAAATGTTCTTCCTTTGTCAAATAACTGCAATTTTCTGGCGATATTGCACCAGCGACTTTCAACCCCTATATAAAGTAAAATTTATATGTAAGGCGTTGGCGAGCAACTACTTGTATAAACAGTATACTACAAAAATATAGTGCTTGTCAACAAACTGCTTTACGAAAGCGAAAGTATATTAAAAATATATTTTCAAAAGAGGTAATCGCCAAAATGAAGAAAATTATTAACAAGAACGACAAGTGTGTATGCCACTTGGACGAGCAGTCACGCACTGTAGTGATTGTTCGCAAAAAGTTTAAGACCGTTATTCAGTTTAAGGATGACGGCAGTGTAAAAGTAGTCCATAGCAGTCCAGTTTAATGCTGGACAAGCAATCAAACAACAACTAAATATCCGCAGAGCCGCAAGACGGACATAACGCATCAAATTTTTTAAGGTGCATTGTGTCCGTTTTTTTTGTTCTTCGGCATGGCAGTTTCTGCGGATTCATTTCAAGGAGACAAAAACCATGCAAATAAAGAATTACAAATATAACACAAAATTAGGCAAACTTATCGACCCAGATAAAGTTAAGGACAAGAGCAAATTAAGTAACCCAGCTTTAATTGATATTAAGATGGGTGTAGCGGAGGCGGAGGCAATTTTTGAAATGCAACGCCAAGAGAACAGCAGCGAGTGTAAACGAAAATATTATTGCACGAGGTCGCTAGACCTGTATAGCGAGAGCAACAGGGATGTTGGTAGTGAGGAGCTTAATCCTATAGAGATTATGATAAAAGCCGAAGAGGCGCAAGAGGACAAGTTGTCGCAGGCACTAGCAACGCTAACGGCTAGGCAATTAGAGCTTGTCAAAATGCTCCGCAAGGGCATGAGCGTGCCTCAAATTGCAGAGGCAAAAGGCAAGCACCACAGCAGTGTTTATGAAATGCTCAAGGCTGTGCAAAAAAAGTTTTCTAAGTTTTTTAGAAAACACCCCGAATTTTTGCCCTCATTTTCACAGTAAGTGAGAGGGCAATAAAAGCCACTCAAATAAAGTCATAAGGAGACTAGAATTAACATGCAAGTAAAGCAAAGAAGAACAACGATTTGGCACGGGGATAATGGTAAGCCCATCCGAATCAAGACGACAACTACCCAAGAGAGGTATGTGGGCAGTATGGACGAGGCGTTGGAAGTCTTAAAAGAAAACGGGCTTAGCGATGTTACATTCGTTCAAAGAGCGGCGGAGGGCGTGGATAGTGTTTCTAAACAAAAATAGAGTAGCGGAAGTATTAAAAAGAGATGGTATAAGCCTTGCCGAGCTAGCGGAGGAATTATGCGTAACTAGCGGCGAGGCGTTAAGGTTAGTGGCGGGTACGCAAAGTTTAGAATATCGCACGGCGCAGCTCTTAATGAACTTAATAGGCTTTGAAGATTTTGCCTATGTGGCAGAGAGCGAGGAGGTAAGAAGACTTGCAAGGAACATTAAATATGAGTTCGGGCGTCCTTTCCGTCACGCCATATAAGCACCAAGCCGAGGCGATAGAGTTTGCCTTAAACATTATGGGCTACGGGCGAGAGCCGCCAAAATCTAAGAGTTGTGCCGTGTTAGCAGAGATGGGAACGGGCAAGACAGTAATTACTCTCGGCATTGCAGGCACTTTGTATAGCGCAGGGCATATCTCAAAAATGCTTGTTGTTGCTCCGCTTAGTATTTTAGGCGTATGGAAAAACGAGTTTGCTAAGTTTGCAAAATATCCATTTACGCTAGAAGTCTTGGAGGGTAGCCGAGCGAAGAAGCTCAAAGCGTTGGAGTTATTAAAAGCCTCGCCTCACAAGTTGCAGGTCGCCGTTATCAATTACGAGAGTGCCGTGTCGATAGAGGCGGAACTTAATGAGTGGCAACCAGACCTTATTGTTTGTGACGAGAGTAGCAAGATTAAAGGGTATAACGCCAAGCGGAGTAAAGTGATGCACCGCTTAGGCAAAACCGCCAAGCACAATATTATTCTAACAGGAACGCCCATAACCAATTCGCCCCTAGAGTTTTATAGCCAATATAAATTCTTAGACGAGGGCATTTTTGGTAAGTCATATTTTGTCTTTAGGGCAAGGTACGCCATTATGGGAGGATATGGTATGCACCAGATTATAGGCTACAAAAACTTGGATGACCTAACAAGCAAAGCTCACGCCATAGCGTATCGCATTACTAAGGCGGAGGCGTTGGATTTACCCGAGCAGGTGGATACAACAATGCCACTTGTCCTTGAGAGCAGAGCCGAGAGCGTATATCGCATGGTTGAAAAAGAGAGCGTGGCGGAGTTAGAGAGTGGCGAGGTTACAGCGCCTAATGTGCTAACAAAACTACTAAGGCTTTCGCAAATAACTGGCGGATACCTTAAAAGCGATGACGGCGAGAGGGTGGAAGAAATAAGCCGAGCCAAGATGGATGCCCTAGAGCATATCTTGGGCGAATGCTTGGAGGCAGGCAAAAAGTTGGTAGTGTTTGCTAGATTCATTCCAGAGATTGATGCCATAACCAAAATGCTCCGTAAAAACAATGTTGGCTACGCTTTAATAAAGGGCGATGTAAAAGACCGACAAGCAGAGGTAGATAAGTTTCAACAAGACCCCGAGTGCAAAGTGTTTGTCGGGCAACTGCAAACAACGGGCATGGGGCTAACTTTGACCGCAGCCGACACGGCAGTATTCTATAGCCTCTCATACAACTACGCCGACTACGAGCAAGCAAAGGCTCGTATCCACCGCATAGGGCAAAAAAACCACTGCACATATATCCACTTAGTGGCAGATGGCACTGTGGACGAGAAAGTTATGGAGGCATTAAAGTCAAAGAAAAACATGGCAGACCTAGTTGTAGACAACTGGCGAAGCCTATTCAAAACAGGAGGATAAAACAACTAAATATGGAGCAAATTTATCTATTAGCCCAAAGCCTTGTCGAGGCAAGAGAGGCAAAGAAAAACGCCGAAGAGGCAGTAAAAAGTATCAACGCAGGCATTGAGGCAATCGAGGCGGAGCTTGTATCGCTTATGATGGATGACGAGTTGACCAGCTTTAAGAGAGAGGGGGTATTATTCAGCCTAGTCAACAAAACTCATATATCCGCAGAGCCGACACGCAAGGACGAATTATGGGAGGCGATGAAAAAGCAAGGTTACGAGCATTTGTTTAGTATCAACGCCCAAACACTCGGCGGCGAGATTAAACGCCTTATGGAAGACAACGAGGGCAATATGCCCGATTGGTTAGACGGCCTAGTAAAGCAGTTTGAAAAGCCGTCAATTCGTATCAAAAAGTAAAATAACAAAATTAAAATCGGGGAGCAGGAACTCCCAAAGGAAAACAAGACATTTATGAAAAATGAAATCGCAGTAAAAGAAGAGAGTGGCTTTTTGGTAGCCGCAAATGAAGCCCTAGACATGGGCGAAGAGATGCAAGGGTTAAACCTAACCTTTGACCGCATCAAAGTACCAGCAGGCGGAGGCATTGCATACGAAGTGCCAAGCGACAACCCAGACGAGCCAGACAGCAAAAAAGAAATCAAGGCAGTCATCCTACACCACCACGCCGTGCAGACATATTATGCGAGCGAGTACAGCGGAGCAAGCGAGCCGCCAGACTGCTCAAGTTATGACGGCAAACACGGCATAAGCCGAGAAGACGGCGTTGTTACACCTTGCGCCACTTGCCCGAAAAATCAATTTGGAGCAGGGTACAAAGCAAAAGAGTGTAAGGCAAAACGCAGATTGTTTTTGCTCTTAGAGGGCAACGCACTGCCAGTTATCCTAAATGTGCCGACCTCAAGTCTTAAAGAGTTTGGCAAGTTTATCACAAGGATTGTCGGCAAGCGTAAAAAGTCTTTTCAGTTTGTAACCAAGTTTACTCTTAAAAAAGACCAGAACGCAGGCGGCATAGTCTACTCAAAAGTTGTCGCTAGTATCGACCGAGAACTAACGGACGAGGAACTAGCAGGCATCCTGCCGATGGTAGAGCAAGTCAAAGTTATGGCAACAAAAATTTCAAACACGGAGGACTAAGAGCAAGGGGCGAGCGTGGGCTACGGCTCACGCTTTAGCCGCCTCTTAAACAAAATTTATGGAATCAATATTTGAAAAAATAAAGGAACGGGTCAAGATTAGCGAGGTGGTCGCAGCGTTTGGAATAACCATAACCAAAGCAGGAAAAGGCTTGTGTCCTTTCCACGAAGAGCGAAATCCTAGTTTTTCGATTAAGGATGCGGACGGCATTTTTAAGTGTTTTAGTTGCGATGTTAGTGGGGATATTTTTGACTTTGTATCTCGGCTAAAAAGTATCGAGGCACTAGATGCGGCAGAACTACTTGCAGATATGTTTGGTGTAGACCGTCCGTGTAAACAAGCACCTAAGAAACTAGGGTCAACGCCCATCACACCTCCTAAAGCGGAGTGTAGGGCAAATATGGGCGGTAAACAGCGTATCCGTGAGTACCTAGAGAGGTGCAAAGAGAATGTAGCCAAGACTAATTACTTTGTTAGCCGTGGCTTATCGCCAGAGATAATCTCAAAATATTGTTTAGGCTATGACGAAGAAAAACGCCAAGCCATAATACCTTACTCGTCAAAACTTGACTACTACCAAGCGAGGAGTATCGAGGGCAAAAAGTTCTTTAAGCCGAAGACGGAGGATGCAGGAGCAGAGCCAATTTGGAATAAAAATGCACTCGCAAGCAAGGGTGCTGTGTTCGTAGTTGAGTCGCCAATTTGTGCGTTAAGCATAATTCAAAGCGGAGGTGAGGCAGTATCAATTAACGGTACAGGGGCGCAGAAATTGCTTGCAGAGGTTAAGTCTAAAAAGCCTAAGTGTATTTTAGCGTTGTCGCTAGATAATGACGAGGCAGGCAAAATTGCACAGCAGGAACTCGCAAATCAACTCTATGAGTTAGGGGTTAAGTTTGTTATTAGCAACATAGCAGGCGGACGAAAAGACCCGAATGAACTTCTAATCTCAAGCCCCAACACCTTAGTTAAAAATATCCAAGAGGCAGTGGCTACGGCCAAAAAAGAGTTTTCTAGTCTTAAAGGATTGTTCTCGGCTAGCAGTATTCAGCGTGAAAATATCAAGCCCATCAAGTGGATAGTCAACGGCATTTTGCCAGAGGGTTTAACGATAGTTTGCGCCCCGTCTAAGTACGGCAAGTCTTGGATGATGATGCAATTATGCAACGCCGTATCTCAAGGGCTACCATTTTTAGATTACAAGACAGAGCAATGCGACTGTGTTTACTTTTCTCTAGAGGATAGCAAACGCCGTTTCAAATCTCGTCTAAATAAAATCCTAGACGGCAAACCTGCGCCTAAAAACTTCTTTGGTGCAGTGGAATGTAAAACAATGGGCGGAGGGTTGTTTGAGCAACTAAGCGAACTTATTGCTACGCACCCCAAGACTGGTCTAATCATAATTGATACCTTTCAAAAAGTGCGAGGCGGACAGTCTAGGGAAGAAAGTGTCTATGGAGCGGACTACCGAGAGATGGGCGAGATTAAGGCTTTTGCCGACAAGCACAATGTCTGTATTTTGCTAGTACACCACCTACGCAAGCAAAGCGATGATGCCGATATTTTCAATCGTATCAATGGCTCTATGGCAATAATGGGAGCAAGCGATACGAGTTGGATACTAGCTCGCAAAAAGCGAGGCGACACCAACACAGTGCTAGCCGTAACGGGGCGAGATGTTGAAGATGTAGAATTGGTGCTTAACTTTGACCGCACAGCCGCAGTGTGGAACTTGCTTGGCGATGCAGAAGATGAGACACGAAGAGCCGCAAGACAAGAGTACGAAACTAACGCTGTTGTCAAAACCATAAAAGCGTTGGTAGAGAAAAACCCTCACGGGTGGCAAGGCAACTGCACCGACCTTAAAGTTCAAATCTATGAATTAAGTGGCTCGCTGTTTTTGGGCAGTGCCGACACAGTGGGTAGGACAATAAAGAAATACCTAGACCGCCTTATTGCAGACGGCATAGAACACAGGGTCGGCAGAGGCAAACAACACTTTTTTGGCAAGAAAAAAGCGACACTCTTTAATCATTATGAGAGAGAAGAAGAGTAACAAAGGGTATCGCAAATTTACAAACTAAGTGCTTAAAACAGGGTTAAGAGTTGCAAGAGGTACAAAAGTATGTCGCTAACTAGACCCTAAGAGTGCCAAGAGATACGCTTTTTGGCGATTTTAATCAAAAAAACATCATTACCCCTATGTATGCGTATCAAGGGTAACAAGCGTAACAGCGTACACAAGTGTTACACTTCTAGGCTTTATCACTACCACAAGAGTAACGCCTGTATAAGTCCATATTGCTAATCCCTCACGCGCGTGTCCGTACCAAAGGGTTATATATACAAGTGTGTAGAGAGTAGCGGAGTGAGAGAGTGTGCCACTTGTACCGCTTGAAACGCATAGATAGGGCAAACCCACAAGGAAAAATCATTATGAGAGAAAATCAAATTATTAGTGCCATAAAGGCGTATCTAAAAACTATTCCAAATTGCTACTCGTATAAAACGCACGGCGGATTTTATGGGTCGGCAGGCTTGCCAGATATTATTTGCTGTATAGGCGGAGCATTTATAGCGTTTGAGGTTAAGACCGATTCGGGTAAGACTACAGCCTTGCAAGAGGCGTGTATTAGGCGTATACGAGAGGCAGGCGGAACGGCAGAGGTCGTAAGGTGTGCCAGCGATGTACGGGCGATTGTAGAAAAACTAGCAGGAGGCAAGAGATGAAAAACAACAAGAAGATTTTACATGAGGTCATTTTTAGTGAGAGTGCTGTTTTTGACTACGAGCATTGCCTAGTCGAGAGAGAGCCGATAGTGGTAGAAAACGACACGGACTGGAACTTGCCAGACCCAAATGACGAGCCTGTTATTCCTTTTCCCGAAACGCTTATGCGTGAGGAATTAGAAGAGTATATCCAAAATCACGCATACACACCAAGCAGGAACTATTTTAGGTGCAGATGGTATGACGATAGTTTGGATAAGGAACTTATGCTATTTATCAAACGGGCGCACCTAAAAGGTCGCAAGCAGTTTTGGCGAGTGGTCGGGATAATCTATGCAGAAGATTGGTGCGAAGAAAAAGAAGAAGATGGCGTTTATCGCTATTGGTACGAAACAGATATAAGCCTAAAAGATGTTCACTACGATTGGGTAGAGGAAGAGCAAATTAAAAACAGGCTAGCCGAAATAGAAAAAGAACTAGAGGAGGTGGGTATTCTTGAATGGGAACATGGCAGGTTGGCAGAACATGATAGACGGTTCAGTCAGGAAGATGCTAAGGCATCACAAGCAGAATTGGATAAAGTTAGAGGCAGGCGAGAAAAACTCGAATCAGCAAGGCGAACACTCAAAAGCGAGCTTAAACGATTTAAGAGTGTGCCTAGAAGTCTTAGATAAGTCAATAGTGGAACTAAACCCAGATTATCGGGAGGCGATAGAAGCTGTTTTCTTTGACGGGTTATCGGTTAAAGAGTTGGCTCGCCTATTAAAAATCTCGCATAGTGCAGCGGACAAGAAACTCCACAGGGCTGTAAAGGCGTTAGAAAAGAGCGTTTTATCAAAAAAAGTTGGTTAATTTTTAGGGGGTGTCCGTAAAACTGTCCGTAAAGGTGTCCGTAAAAATCCACCATAGTAGTAATTAGGGGGTGTTAAGAAATGACTACACAACCCAAACCACAAGTGAGGGAGCAAAACGGCTCACGACCTAGAGAGGTGTTTTTGAAAAGGGGCGACAGCTTGCTCCCTTAAAACTTGTGAAATCTTAAACGGAGGAATAAACGCTTATGCCAAGAAAATCGCAACGACCGTGTGCATGGACGGGTTGCCCAAAGTTGACTTATAACCGCTACTGCGACAAGCACCAAAAAGAGGCTAATAGCCAGTATGAGAAAAACGGCAGAGACCGTGAGGCAAGCAGGCACTACAACACAGGCAGATGGCAACGGCTACGCAAGTTGCAGTTGGCTAGAGAGCCTATGTGCAGGCACTGCAAAGAGCGAGGGCAACTCGTAAGAGCAAGCCATGCCGACCACATAATCGAGATAGCGGACGGCGGAAGCGTGTATGATTTAGACAACTTGCAATCTTTATGCAGGAGCTGTCATTCAACTAAAACTCTAAAAGAGAGAGCTAGACGAAACGCAAAGGGATAGGGGGAGCGGCATCCTTAGGGGCAAAAAGCCTGCCAACGAGAGGGCAGCCACACGCAAGTTGTCGCAAAATCAAGAAATCAAGACAAGGGGCGCGCCGCCGCCGCAGAAAAACGCCGCCCGAATGGCTAAAACCCCACGAAAACACGGCAAAATGCAATAAAACAGCCCACGCCGCCCTAAGAGCCAGTCGCAAAACCAAGCGGAGGCATAATCAAGTTGAGGGGGAAATCAAGACGGGCAAAACGGGGCGGCAGGGCGAGCGGCGGCGATGGCGATTTTGCCCTTTTACAAACTTATAGGATTTGCCGAAAACGGCAGGGAGGAATTAAAACAATATGCCAAAACACGGCGGATATAGAGCAGGGTCAGGCAGACCCCCAAAGAGTGCAATGGAAAAAATGCTAGAGGGCAACCGAGGCAGGCGACCGATTAAGGTAGTAGATTTTGCGGAGGCAGATGTATTGCCAAAAACGCCTGCTTCGTGGTTAAGTGAAAAAGGCAAAGAGATATACGGGAGCGTTTATGCGTGGTTAGAAAAGATAGGATGCCTCAAAGGTATAATGCCAAGCCACCTAGAAGAGTATGCCCATTGCAAGGCAAGGTGGCACGAGTGCGAAACGCAAAACACAAAGGTCGGGCTAGTGATAAGAGATGCCAACGGCAACCCAAGCCAGTCGCCTTATGTGGCACTTGCTAACAATTACCTAAAACAAAGCAACGAGGCATGGAGTAAAATTTATGTAGTAGTACGGGAGGCAAAGCTCAAAGAGTGGGATAGTGCCAATCCAAATGACGACATAATGGAAAAATTGCTCGGCGGGTAAAAAACTTGAAAATTCGGCGTTTAATACCTCGACTTAATTTTTGCAGTGCGGCATGATGTAATAGCCAACACGGCACACGAGGTAACATTATGACAGGAAGACAAATAGGCAACAGCCGAAACGACACTAGGCAACCACGCCTACCAAAAGACCCTAAAAAAAGGGAGCGAGAAATGGCGATACGAGAGTTTGCCAAGAACGGCGGAATGAGTATTCGGGTAGCAAGAATAATGCTAGAAGAGTACGAGGCAGACAACGCCGAAGATTAAAATACACAACAACTTAAAATTACAACGCACCAAAAGCACGGACACATTGACCCCGTGCTTTTTGCGTTAGGGAGGTAACGCTTGATTAGAGCGATAGAATTATTTGCAGGCACGGGCGCACCGAGGCAGGCACTCAAGAATTTAGGCGTGCCTCATGAGGTAGTCGCCATTAGCGAGATAGACAAGTTCGCTGTGCAAAGTTATAACGCCCTGCACGGCGACACTAACAACTTGGGCGACATTACAAAAATAGAGGAATTGCCAAAAGCGGATTTATGGACTTATGGTTTTCCGTGCCAAGACATTAGTTTGGCAGGCAACAACAAAGGGCTAGATAAAGGGAGCGGAACTCGCTCGGGGTTACTTTGGGAGGTAGAGCGATTACTCTTAAAAGCACAAGATGCAGGAACGCTCCCCAAATACCTGCTACTTGAAAATGTAAAAAACTTAATCGGTAAAAACCACAAGGCGAACTATGAAGCATGGCTCGCCTTTTTAAGTGGCTTAGGCTACACCACATACACCAAAGTGTTAAACGCTAAGAACTACGGCGTACCGCAAAACAGGGAGCGAGTTTTTGGCGTTAGCATTTTGGGCGACCACACGCCTTATGTCTTCCCCGAGCCAACACTGCTAGACAAACGGCTTAAAGATATACTTGAGACGCAGGTGGACGAAAAATACTACCTCAAAGAATCCACGATTAAAAGTATTTTATCTAGCACACACGGGTGCAGACAAAAACTTATTCAAGACCAAAATGAGGTTTGTAGGACACTCGCCGCCCACGATGCCAAAGAGCAACGCTGTGTCGTTGTCGGCACGATAGACGAGGGTAAGTGGGGCAAGGTTACTGAAATGCACCAAAGAGTATATAGCCCAGAGGGATTGTCGCCAACAATTACTTCTTGTGGCGGAGGCAACCAAGAGAAAAAGATTGTTATGCTAACGCCCGACAACTGGTCGCATAAAGCAGGCGATGGCACAGCAACTCGTAAACGCCGAGAGAGCGAACTTTGCCCAGCTTTGCAAGCGAGGGTAGGACACACGCAACAGTCTTATGTCAAAATTCAAGAGGCAACAATTATCGAGGACTTTTATCCCGACCGTGTGCGTTGCTTTAATGATGCCGCTCCGACAATTCGGGCAGGGCGTGAGGGGTTAAAGGTTGTTGCCTTACGAGGTAGACAAGACGGCGGAGCGGAATATATCCAAACACTAGAAGAGAGAAGAGACGACTGCACAAATACTTTAACAAGCGTGAGTAAAGACAATATGGTGCTAGAAAATTGCACCATACGAAAACTAACGCCGACCGAGTGTTGGAGGCTTATGGGGTGGTGCGATTCGCAGATAGCTAAAGTCAAAGCAGTTATGAGTAATGCCCAGCTTTATCGCCAAGCAGGCAACGGGATAGTAGTTTCCGTTTTAGAGGCGATATTCAAAAATCTATTTAGAGGAGCAAACAATAGTGAAAACAATTAAAACAGCAGAGAGCGTGAATATAGGACACCCCGACAAAACCTGCGATATTATAGCAGATGCCTTTTTGGACGAGGCACTAAGAAGAGACCCAAATGCACAAATGGCAGTAGAGTGTGCAATTAAAGACGACCTACTTATGATTTACGGCGAGGTGACAACTTCTGCAAAAGTGGATTATATAGGCATTGCAGGCGAGGTGCTAAAACAGGTCGGCTACTCTAAGCCGTTTAGGATTATGCAACAAATTAGCGAGCAAAGCCCAGACATTGCTCAAGCCGTAAAGCGCGAAGAGTTAAGGGCGAATGACCAAGGCATTGTTTATGGCTACGCTACAAATGAAACGCCAGAGTTTTTGCCATTGCCGTTAGTTATCGCCCATAAACTTATGAGGCGATATGAAATCTTTAGACAAGGCAGAAACGACTTTTTTGCCGATGCCAAAAGCCAAGTATCAATAGAGTATGATGGCAATAAGCCGACAGGCATTGTGTCAATACTTGTTTCTACAAGCCACAGTGAAGAGCTAACCAAAGAAGAGATACGCACGATACTAAGCGATAATGTAATCACGCCAGTCCTATGCGAGTACGCAAACCTACTTTGCGACACAACTCAAATCATAGTCAACCCAAGTGGTAAGTTTACACTGTGGGGCAGTTATGCCGACAGCGGATGCGTTGGCAGGAAAACACAGGTAGATAGTTACGGCGGATTAGCAAGGCACGGAGGCGGAGCGTTCTCAAGTAAAAGTGCTACAAAGGTAGACAGGAGCGGAGCATATTATGCAAGGTACGCAGCCAAGAATGTAGTGGCTAGTGGACTTGCCGACAGGTGCGAAATTGGCGTTAGTTACGGCATAGGATTAGCCGAGCCACTCTCGCTAGAGATTGATTGTTTTGGCACGGAAAAGCAAGACTTAAAAAAAGTGTACGATTTCGTAGTCAAAAACTTTAACTTTTGCCCAAGCAACATTATAAAAGAACTCGACCTACTAAAACCTGTGTATAAGGCGACAGCCTGCTACGGGCATTTTGGCAGAGAGGAGTTTGCATGGGAGCAGATAAAAAAAGATGAAAAAATTATCGCTAAAAAGCAGTCTGTTCCTCGACTTAAAAAGTCAAGTGCGGCATGATGTCTAATGCCAACAGGAGGGCAGAAATTTATGCAGATAAATCAACTACAAGAGTGGGTAAACAGCGGCGACACCGCACCACTTACACTAAAAGACAGCACAGTAATACGCATACCCAAAGACAAAGATTTTGACTACCTTTTCACTCAACGCCATTACAGCAGAGGCGGATTGATTGAGAGGGATAGAAAATTTGAGTACGGCGGAATTGTTAGAAAAAGCGACAACGCACTTTATGACTTGCAATACGACCTAAGAGAGTATGATGAAACCAAAGGCGAACTTAGTGCCGAAAAACTAAAAGACGAAATGCAAGGGTTGGTGCGGATGTTTATTGAAAAGACGATAAATAACGACCGCAAAAATCTTAGGATTAAAGAGATTAGCGACAAGCGTAGCCTTGAGCAACTAGGTTATTATATCCAATACGATGCATACAAAGATGCTCGGCAGCTTTACCTAGAAAATGACGGAGGCGAGGCACGGGGCTTTGTTTATAAAAACGACTACCGAGCAGAGGCGTGGAAAGAGGCGACACTGCTAGAATTTATCCTAGACCCAACAAAATATGTTGCAACGCAAGCGGCGGAATATATGCGAGACCGCCAAGAGCAAATGCTAGACAAGTTTTTGCGAGCCGATGCCATGTATGCCGAGTATGCTAAAATCCTAGCAGACCCAACCGACAACATTCATACAGTCAACAATATTCAAAAAGCACTTATGGCAGTGGATGCAAAAATGGTAACGCTGACTATGAGGCGAGGCGACAAAGAACTCACATTCAAGTTTGAGGCATATCGCCTAAAGAGCGACTGTGAGAGAAAATATTGTGAGTATGGTGCAGAGGTAGCAGGTAGGCAACAATTAAGTGAATCGTTTGGGCGAGGCAACACTGACTTTACACCCGAAGAGATAGTAAAGATTACCTACGGGCGGAACACCTTGTACGAGGTTTAAGCAAATAGCAAAATATACAACACACGAAAAGACGGTTTGATTTAAGCCGTCTTTTTACAATGCCAAGAGGAGGGCAACAAAAATATGTTTACAAGGGAAGACTTAAAGACCCTGCAAAAATTGCCGTTTGGCATGAAGATACAAAAGAGTATCGCAAAAATAATTGAGTGGTATGTAAGGCACGAGGGCAAAGTTTATTGCAGTTTTAGCGGAGGCAAAGACAGCACAGTTTTACTCCACCTTATCCGCTCACAATTCCCCGAAGTGCCTGCCGTGTTTGTAAACACAGGGCTAGAGTACCCAGAGGTTGTGGCTCATGTGCAGACCTACGACAATGTAACGATACTGCGCCCAAAGAAAAACTTTAGACAAGTTATAGGCGACCACGGCGTGCCAGTTGTTAGCAAAGATGTAGCAGGCGTTATGTGTGCCTACCGCCGAGGCAAGGAGTGGGCGGCGGAACGCTTGAGCGAGAACGCTAACGAGTTTAGAAAAGGCTTGTATCGCAAATGGCAGTTTCTAAAAGATGCACCATTAAAGATTAGCAATATTTGTTGCTACCACATGAAAGAAGCTCCGCTCCATAAGTTCGCAAGGCAAACAGGGCTAAAGCCGTATGTCGGCACACTTGCCGCAGAGAGCCGAGTGCGAACGCAAGGATGGCTAAAAGTTGGGTGCAATTCGTTTACTACAGGCAAACGGGCAAGAAGTGCGCCCCTTAGTTTTTGGACGGAGGAAGATATTCTAGCGTATATCAAATACCATAATTTGCCCATAGCAAAAGTATACGGCGAGGTGGTGGACACGGACAAAGGGCTAGCAACAACAGGGTGCGAGCGCACAGGCTGTATGTTTTGTTTATTTGGTTGCCACCTAGAAAAACAACCTAACCGCATTCAAAAAATGGCACTCACGCACCCAAAGCAATATGAGTATTGCTTAAGAGATTTTGAAGATGGGGGCTTGGGGCTTAGAAAAGTGATGGACTATGTGGGCATACCGCACGAGCCACTAGAGGAGCAAAATAATGATTGAGATTAAAAATATACCGCTAGGGCAACTAAAGCCCTACAAAAATAACCCACGCAAAAACGATGGTGCAGTGGATAAGTTAGCTGAAACCATAAGAGAGTTTGGATTCAAAGTGCCTGTTATTATCGACAAAAATTTTGAGATTGTCGCAGGGCATACAAGAGTTAAGGCAGCAACAAAACTTGGGCTAGATAGCGTACCTTGTGTTGTAGCGGAGGATTTAACGCCCGAACAGGTAAAGGCATTTAGGCTTGTTGAGAATAAGTCCGCCGAGTGGAGCGAGTGGGATATGGATATGCTCGCCGCCGAGCTTAGTGAGCTTAAAATGGATTTAACGCCTTTTGATTTTATCCCGACCCAAAGCGTTAGCGAGCAGTACACAGCACACCCAAGTTTGCGAGATAAGTTTATTGTACCGCCGTTTAGTATCTTGGATGCAAGGCAAGGCGAGTGGCAAAAACGCAAGAAAAAGTGGCACGAGATTATCCAGAGCGGACACGGCAGAGAGATGGGCTTACTAGGTCAAGGCTTACTAGATTTAGCGATAAAAATGAATAGCAAAAGCCTAACAGGCACAAGTATTTTTGACCCAGTATTATGCGAGGTGTTACTACATTGGTTTTGCCCTAAAGGGGGAAGAGTGATAGACCCATTCGCAGGAGGCAGCGTTAGAGGCTTAATAACAGCTTTTACAAGCAGGAGTTATAATGGGGTTGACCTAAGCCAAGACCAAGTAGAGGCGAATAGAGAAAACTATGAGGCTGTGGCACACAACACCGATGTATACGGCGAGGCACTCAAAAAACCAAACTGGACACAGGGCGACAGCACCGAAATAGATAAGCATATCCAAGACGATGGCTACGATATGCTCTTAACTTGTCCGCCGTATTTTGACCTTGAGCAATATAGTGATGACGAAAAAGATATTAGTAATATGAGTTATGAGGACTTCTCAAAAGCGTATGAAACGATTTTGTCTAAGGCAATCGCAAAGGTAAAAGACAACGGATTTATTGCCGTTGTGGTTGGCGAGGTTAGAGATAAGGACGGCAACTATAGGAATTTTATAGGCGACACAGTAGAGATTTGCAAGAGAGCAGGAGCAGAATATTATAACGAAATTGTGCTAATCACGATGCTAGGCAGTTTGCCTATTCGTATTCGCCGTCAATTTGAGGCGGCGAGAAAAGTAGGCAACACGCACCAAAAGGCTCTTATCTTTTTTAAGAGTAGCGGAGGCGAGGCAGAGCTTAAAAACTACCTAGAAGATTTTAGCGACACAAGGGTCTTAACTCCGATGCGCCAGAGCGTGCTAGTATTCCTAAAAGGCAAGCCCGTCAAGCAGAGCAACATTGAAAAATATGAGTTTAATATTTTCTAAAAAAATTCAAATATTGCCGTTTATCTCCTCGACTTAAAAAACGCAGTGCGGCATGATAATGATGCTCCTGCCGAGCAGGAGCAAAGAGAGGCAACATTATGCAAAAAGTAATGCTATACACAAAAAAGCAAATGCAAGAATTAGAGACAGCCAAAGCAGATTTTTATGAAATTGCTAAGGACATGGCGACACCTGCAACCACCCAAGAAATGATGGATAGGTTTGTAGAGACAGCACTGGCGATGTATATCGACAAAAATTTTTAGGAGGCAATTATGGCTAAATATGTTTTAACAAGCGAAACGCAAATAGGCGTTGTCAATTATAGAGACAAGGGTAAGACGGAAGCTCAAATCCTTGAGATGATGCAACGCAATGAGCCAGATGCAAACTGGACGGCTTGCACCAAAGTGCCAAGAGGTAAACACATTTGCAAGTATTGTGGCAATATCGCAGAGGGAACTTATGCAGACCTTTTGTGCGAGGATTGTCGCTCTACTTTTGGACACTCGCTGTTTAGCGAACTTTAAGGAGGCGACAAATTATGTTTACTATAACTTTAGAGGATAGAAAAATCCAAACCAATATGTATCAAACTCGGGGTGTGGCAGTGGCGATAGAAGAGTGCATTGTTTTTGCAGGCGAGATTATGTCGGCGATGCAAAAGTATCTCAAAGGCGACTGGGGCGACACTTGCAGTGAGGACTGCCAAGCAAACACCGATGCCCTAGAGAGCGGAGCAAGACTGTTTGCCGTTTACAAAACAAGCAAAGGCAAGGTGTATATTATTACCGAAGTGGATAGGACGATTACAACGATTCTATTTGCAAGCGAGTATTAGGGAGGCACAAATGGAATACCAAGAATTAGTTAGCCCTAGAGAGTGGGATAATTTAGGCACGATGGTGTGCTTTCATAGAAAATACAACTTAGGCGACAAACACGATTTTAAGGACACAACAGCACTAGACAAATTCTTAAAATCCAAAGAGGTCGCAGCGTTTTTGCCGCTCTACCTTTATGACCATAGCGGAATAACAATGGCTACAACACCGTTTCACTGCAAATGGGATAGCGGACAGGTCGGCTATATTTACGCAACAAAGGCTCAAGCCGAGACATGGGGCGTAAAAGGCAAGCACCTAAAAGAGAGACTACAAGCGGAGGTTGCCGAGTATGACGAATACTTAATGGCAGGGTAATCATGGCGAAATTATTAAAAAGTAATCAGCAAGGCAGTTGCCCTTTATGCGATAAGGCAGCTTTAGATTTTGGCATGATAGGTGTCGATGATGGCGGAGTATATTATCCTTGGAAGTGTATCGAATGCGAGGCAAGCGGCAAGGAATTTTATCATATTGAATTTTCCTCGCACGGGCAGGTGCGTACAAAAAAGGGCAAAGAAATCCTTAATGAAGACGGCTATTAAGCCACAAAAAAATCTAAAAAAACTTCAAATAATGCCGTTTAATTCCTCGACTTAAAAAGTGTCGTGCGGCATGATATGTCTACGCTCGGGTCGGGCGAAAAAATTAAGAGAGGCAATACAATTATGACAACAAAAACCTGCACAATATGCAACGAAACAATCAAGGGCTACGGACACAACGCAAGCCCAATAGCAAAGAACGGCACAGCCTGCGACAAATGCAATGCAAGCCACATAGTGCCGACAAGAATGGCACTCTTGGGAGTATCAAGCCCGTTAGAGGCAGCGAGCCTAGTGGCAAGCGAGGTACACTTAATCAAAACAATCTATGGAACGGAGGTGGCAGCGTAGTGAAAAACTTTCCATTATTAACAGTTGGCGAGCTTATAAAAACGCTAAAAACTTATGACCCGAATATGCTTGTGGCGATTGAGTTAGGGGGTTTCAGCCCACCGCAGACAACAACAGTATTATCAACACTCGGCTATGTAAACGGCGACTTCTACATAAAGAAGAGCCAACGGGTACACCGAGAATATTATATGGGCGATGAACTACCGCCCGAGAAAAAGAGCGATTTTGTAAAATGCTTAATTCTAAACGCTCATGCAACCAAAGAGGAGGTCGCAGACAGCGGACTATAAAACAAGAGGGTGCTTAGCACCCTTTTGCAAGTCTAACAAAGGTTATGAAAAAGTATTATAAGATAGGCAAGTATAAACCCCGTAGACGAGGTAAGGAGGCAGTTATCGAGCGTGGGGCAATCGAGCAAGGATGGGTGTATAAAGACGAGAGAGCGTTTTATAAACGGTTTAGAAAGGTTTGCTATATTCCAGAGCTTGATGACGAGCCATACACCAGAGAAGACTTTTTGTTACTTTGCAACGGGAGCGTTAGTATGGCAGAATATATTTTCTATGCCGTAGACTGGCAAAGCCCCGAATCGCTCATAGATGAAATGATACAACAAGGCGAGTGGGAAGAGTGCGAAAGATGCACTAGATTCTACTGCCCACATAATCCGCCCAAAACCTGCGAGGGGTGCGGAGCGGAAATTATAACGGAGGCATAAAATGACACAACTAACTAAAGGCTTGCTAGCCGAGGCGAAAAAGTTGTACCCACAAGGCACGAGGGTCGAACTAAAAGAAAAAATGCAAGACCCACACACTCGCCTTATGGCAGGCGACAAAGCCACAGTGCAGTTTGTAGACGACAGCGGAACTGTTCACGCAAGGTGGGATAACGGCGAGGGCTTGGGGCTTATAATCGGCGTAGATGCGTTTAGGGTAATAGAATAAAAATAGAGGAGGCGATAGTTTGAAAAAGTCAAACTTTAACGAGGCGATGGCTGATAGGGCTGTCGCTTTTGTCAATCAATTAAAACACACCAAAGGAGTGTGGCACGGGAAAAACTTTGAATTGCTCCCTTGGCAAGATAAAATCATACGGGAGTTATTCGGCACAGTTAAAGACAACGGCTACCGCCAATACACCACAAGTTATGTAGAGATACCCAAAAAGCAAGGCAAGAGCGAGCTAGCAGCCGCCGTTGCACTATACTTAACTTGTGGCGATGGCGAACACGGAGCGGAGGTTTATGGCTGTGCCGCCGATAGGGCGCAGGCAAGTATCGTTTTTGATGTAGCCGTTGGCATGATAGACCAATGCCCTGCACTCAAAAAAAGATGCAAAGTTATCCCGAGCCAAAAGCGAATAGTATATAAGCCGTTAAATTCGTTTTATCAAGTATTATCGGCAGAGAGTTATTCTAAGCACGGGCTAAATGTTCACGGCGTTATTTTTGACGAATTGCACGCTCAACCTAACAGGGCTTTGTACGATGTAATGCTACACGGCTCTGGCGATGCGAGAAAACAACCGCTATATTTTCTTATAACAACAGCAGGCACAGACCGCAATTCTATATGTTGGGAAGTTCACCAAAAAGCAAAAGATATTTTGGCAGGCAGGAAAAATGACCCGAGTTTCTATCCTGTAATATACGGCATAGAAGACAATGACGACTGGACTAGCGAGGCGATATGGGCAAAGGCAAACCCTAGTTTAGGCACAACAGTAGATGTAGATAAACTCCGCACAGCGTTTAATAGTGCCAAAGAAAACCCAGCGGAGGAAAACTTGTTTAGGCAATTAAGGCTTAATCAATGGGTAAAACAATCTGTGCGTTGGATGCCGATGGATAAGTGGGATTTATGTAGCAATCCAGTATGCCCAGACCATTTGCGAGGCAGGGCGTGCTACGCAGGATTAGACTTGTCGTCAACCACCGACCTAACCTCGCTTGTGCTAGTTTTTCCACCCGACACGGAGGGAGGCAAGTTTGAGGTGTTGCCGTATTTTTGGCTACCCGAAGAAACGCTAGCCCTGCGAGTGCGAAGAGACCATGTGCCTTATGATGTATGGGAGCGTAAAAAACTAATACACACAACGCAGGGCAATGTACTGCATTATGGCTTTATAGAAAAGTTTATTGAGAATTTGGGCAAAGAGTACAACATAAAAGAAATTGTTTTTGATAGATGGGGAGCAAGACACTTTGCCCAAAACTTAGAAGACTTAGGCTTTACGATGGTAGAGTTTGGGCAAGGGTACAAAGATATGTCGCCACCAACAAAGGAGCTTATGCGCCTCACACTAGAGGGCAAAATCGCTCACGGCGGACACGAAGTTTTGCGTTGGAATATGGACAATGTATTTGTCCGCACCGACCCAGCAGGCAACATAAAGCCCGACAAAGAAAAGTCCACCGAAAAGATAGACGGAGCAATTTCCTTAATAATGGCACTAAGTCGAGCCTTATCCGCCAAGAACACCGAATCAGTTTATAACACAAGGGGGTTATTCATTATCTAATATGGGATTATTTAACTTTTTGAAACGGAGGACACGAGCCTCGCCGAGCCACGAGGGCAGGAGTTCTAAACTTGAAGACTTTATACGAGGGGCAGACATAGTAGACGGCAGTATGAGCCACGCAGGCGTTAATGTTGACGAAGACACCGCACTAAAGATTAGCGCCGTTTATGCTTGCGTAAAGGTTATAAGCGAAACTGTGGCGAGCCTGCCACTTAAACTACTCAAAGAAGAAGAAAATGGCGACAAGCAAAAAGCTAAGCACCATCCGTTATATGCGTTATTAGCCGACAGTCCCAATAGCGAGATGTCGGCTTTTACATTTAGGGAACTGCTTATGACAAACCTGCTACTTTGGGGCAATGCCTATGCCCATATCCGCAGGAACAGGCAAGGGCAGATAGTAGAGCTTACTCCGCTAGAGGCAAAGCGGATGGAGGTTGTGCGTGAGCCGAGCAGTCGCAATTTACGCTACCGCTATACCTGCGAAGACACTAGCCAAACAATCGAGTACCGCCCACGACAAATCCTGCACATACCAGCTTTCACATTTGACGGCGTTGTAGGAGTATCGCCCATAACTTACGCAAGAGAGGCGATGGGCTTGTCACTCGCCACGCAGGAATTTGGTGCAAGGTGGTTTGGGTCGGGCGCAAGACCTAGCGGAGTATTAGAACACCCAAGCAGCATCAAAGACCCCGAGCGTATAAGAGAGGGGTGGAATAAGGTTTATCAAGGCACGGCAAACAGCCACAAAGTGGCAGTATTAGAAGAGGGGCTGACATACAAAAGCATAGGAATGTCGCCAGACGATAGCCAATTTTTAGAGACAAGGCAATTTCAACTAACTGAAATTTGCCGTATCTTTAGAGTGCCGCCCCACATGATAGGCGACCTATCTCGCTCCACCTTTAGCAACATAGAACACCAAAGCATAGATTTTGTTGTTCACACGATTCGCCCGTGGCTGGTGCGTATCGAGCAGGCAATTCGCCGTTCACTCCTAACCGACACCGAGCGTACAATCTACAGCCCTAAGTTTAAGGTAGACGGATTATTGCGTGGGGATTTTAACAGCCGTATGCAGGGCTACGCCACCGCTCGTCAAAACGGGTGGATGAGTGCCAACGAGATACGGGCGTTAGAGGATATGAATCGCATATCAAATGGAGGCGATGAATTTTTGGTCAATGGCAATATGGTGTCGGAATTGTCGGCATCTAAAAATGGATTATGTAAAGAGGAGGAACTTTTACAAAAAAATGAGTAATCAAAATAACATACGAGGGCAACCGCTAGAGCGGCGAGCCATGACACTAAAAGAACTGCGTGTCGGCGAGAATGAGGGCAAAGACACCCACATAGAGGGTTATGCAAGCGTTTTTGACAGTTGGAGCGAAACACTCGGGGGCGAGTTGCCGTTTAGAGAAAAAGTGGTAAAAGGTTGTTTTGCCGAGAGTATCGCCAATGACGATATAAAAGCACTTTTTAACCACGACCCCAATTATGTTCTTGGTCGTAACAAGGCAGGCACACTGGAACTACTCGAAGACGAGCGTGGCTTATATGTAAAAATCAAGCCACCAAAGGCACAGTGGGCAAAAGATTTGCTTGCAAGTATCAAGCGAGGCGATGTGGATGCTATGAGTTTTGGCTTTGCCGTGATACTCGATAAGTGGTACGCCGCAGAGGGTGCAGATGTACGGGAGCTTATTAAGGTTAAGTTATATGATGTTAGCCCCGTAACATTTCCTGCGTATCCTGCCACCGAGTGCGATGTGCGGAGCGTTTACGCTACACGCCAAAACCAACTAATACAAGAGGCGGCAAAGAACGCCCAAGAAAATGCTGAAAAGCAAAAACTAAAACAACAAAAAATAGAAGCTCTAAAAAGAGCAATTTTGGAGGAATAAAAAATTGAAAAGAAAAGAAATTGTGGCACGATTAAAAGATGCCCAACTAAGAGGCAAAAACATTTTGTCTAAATCCGAACAAAGAGAGCTAACGGACGAAGACATAGCGGCATTAGATAAAATCAAGGTCGAGATAGACAAGTACAAAAAATTGCTTGATTGTATCAAAGATTTTGACAGTGCCGACATAACAGCGGAGGAAGAAAACTCGGAAGAGGCAGACGACAAAGAAAAAGCCAAAGAAGAAGACGATGCTCCGCCCAAAGCCGACCCTGCCAAAAAGGATGAACGCAGCTTTAGAAACTTAGGCGACCAGATGATGGCAGTATATCGTGCAAGTCAGCCGGGGTCTAAAATTGATACTCGCCTTACAACAAGAAGTGCAAGCGGACTTAATGCCACCAATCCTAGTGATGGTGGTTTTTTAGTACAAACTGATTTTGTAAAAGACTTACTAAAACGCACTTATGATACAGGCATACTAGCAAGCAGGTGCAAAAAGATACCGCTCACCACTAATGCAAACAGCATTAAGATAAACGCCATAGACGAGATAAGTCGTGCCAACGGCTCAAGGTGGGGAGGATTAAGCACATATTGGGAAAACGAGGCAGACCAGTTTTCTGCAAGCAAACCTAAGTTTAGGCAGATGGAACTAAGCCTTAAAAAATTAACGGGCTTATGCTATGTAACGGACGAACTACTGCAAGATGCGGCAGCTTTAGAAAAAGTTATTAAAGAGGGATTCGCAGACGAGTTTGGCTTTAAGATGGATGATGTAATCTTGCGAGGCACGGGAGCAGGTCAACCGCTTGGTATCCTTAACAGTGATGCACTTGTAAAAGTAGACAAAGAGAAAAATCAAACGGCAAAAATCACTGTCGAGAATATCGTCAAGATGTGGTCAAGGATGTGGAGTAGGTCAAGGAGCAACGCCGTGTGGTTTGTCAATCCCGAAATCGAGCCGCTACTTTATACGCTAGTTGTCGGCGACAAACCCGTGTATATCCCAGCAGGCTCTATGGCAAATGCTCCGTATGGAACGCTACTAGGTAGACCCGTAATAGCACTTGAGCAGTGTGCCGAGCTAGGCGAGGTTGGCGACATAATCTTAGCCGACCTATCTCAATACCTACTAATCGACAAAGGCGGAATCAACACGGCAAGCAGTATCCATGTAAGATTTTTGTATGACGAGGCAGTGTTTAGGTTTATCTACCGAGTAGACGGGCAACCCGTTTGGAACAAAGCACTCAAGCCATACAAAGGCGATGCAACGGTTTCGCCGTTTATAACCCTAGCTAAAAGAACAGGAGGAAATTCATAATGGCAATTATACGGAATTTAGATATACGGGTGCTAGAACACCCAAGCACAATATTTAATGCAGAAATTGAAACCGACCCTATAAGGCTAGATAGCGGACAGGCGGCACATTTTGTTGTTGCTACAGGCGAGGGAACAGTGCAATCGTTGACCGCTAGCGTGTATGGCATAAAGGGCGAGGGCGAGCCAATCCTGCTACGCACAACAGAAATACGCATAGGCGACAACGCCGAGAATAAAATCGTCTTTGCCGCAAGAGAACTTGCCCATCACGAGTTAGACAGCGTGTATTTATCTATCTCAAGCGGAGGCGATGCGACAACGCTCGGCACGATAATCGCAGTATTAACTAACGAGAGGTTTAATTCTTAGGAGGTGGCAATGCCGACACTGCAAGAAGTAAAAGATTATTTGGGAGTAGATGGGGGTCATAACGACCCCCTCTTACTTTCTCAAATTGAAACAGCGAGAGAACTTATTGAGAGCGTTTTGCGATTCAAGATTGCTAAACTAAACCCCTTGCCACACTTAGTAAAAGAGGCAATCAAATTTTGTGTGGCGTATATGTTTACGCACAGAGAGACCGCCGACATGGCGTTCTTAGATAAAGCCTTACGCACGATGCTGCAATCACTTAGACGGGAGGTGTTTTAGTTGAAACAGCGACCAAGATACCAAAAAGACAAAAAGATAGCGTTGTTTAAGACCGCTACAAGGGCTGTGTGGGGTTTTGAGAAAGTTTTCAAGACTTACTTGCATACGGAAGAGGCGGCAGGGTTGTGGGCGTATGCTCGACACCTAAGTGGAGCGGAGCAGTTGCAAGCACGGCAAAAACAGTCTAATGAAACGGCAAAATTTGTTGTAGCGTTTAGCCCTAAAATAACAACTGACTTGTATATAGAGTTTAACGGCACTACCTACAAAGTGGTATCCATAGACCCATACGAGTACAACAAGACAGACCTAGAGATACGGGCGGAAGAGGTGTCGCCGCCGAGTTTTGACGAGGTGGAATATGAGGAGTTCTAGCGGCGTATATGCTACGCAATACTTCGTCAACTTTGCGTTTTGCTTGGGTTGCGTACATAAAGTACGCGCCCCCTCGCAAAGCCGCAGTTTCCTTGTCTTGCTTGCATCTACACCGCTAGAACAGGAGGCAACATGAAAAACATTACAGCACGCAAGCTCGCCAGAGAAGACATAAGAATAGCCTTACGAGCGGCAGGACTGCTAGACGGCATATCCTTACAGGCGCAGCAACTGCAAAACGAAACCCGTCCTTGCTTTTGGCGAGGCGTGGTGCGTGACCCAGTAGCACGGCAAAAAGACATTTATGTTACTTGGCATATCCCGTCTAGCGACACCGCTGAGAGGGCAGACGACAAAACCTTTTTGCGTGAGGTTACGCTTGCTGTGGATATTTTTTCAAAACGCTCTTTTGAGTCGGAGGCAAACCACAAAATGCTAGATAGACTTGAAACCGCTTTTGACGAGGCAAGATTTGAAGTGGAGTTTGCGGACGAGCAGTACGAAGAAAATACGCAACTTTTTCACTACCCACTCACACTACACAAACTATATTAAAAATGGAGGAACAATTTATTTGAGTAATTCAACAAACACAAGCCAATTATACGAAGTTGGCAATCGGCGATTTTTCGCCGCCACGCTTAACCCAAACGGCACATTTGGCACAAAAGAATACCACGAGGGGCTTATGGAGGTGGCGATAGAATTTACTAGCGAGGTAACGGATTTATCCGCAGATGACGACCCGAGTTTTGTGCGACTATCTTCGCCACTTATGGGCGAGGGTACAGTCAAATTTGCCGTACTGCCTTTTGCAGTTTACAATAAATTTTTCGATGTTTCTACCGATGCCAATGGTGCAGTAGTAATCAAGTCAACAGCAAAAACAAAGGAACTCGCTTTTGGATTTTACAGTTCGGTCGGCGATGGTAGCGAATCATTATTCACGATGTATCGTGCTGTTTTTGCTCTGCCTGCACTTGCGACAATTTCCTTTGATGGCACAGCGATAAGAGACTTAACTCTTAATGTAAAGGTGTATCCATATCGCTATACGGCGGCAAACAATCAACCCGATACAGTAACCTACACAATATTAAACAGTGCAATGAACACTGCAATTTGGCAACGAGTGCAAGACATTATCTATGTGCCAGATATGACAGTACCACCTGCATAACACGGAGGAATTATATGCAAAAATACGGTCTAGTAAAAACCCTAAAAGACGGCGACCACGAGATTAAACTCGTGGGCAATGCCTTTACATTTATATTATACAAATCTTACTTTGGTAAAGACCTGCTAAATGATATAGTAACCTTTGCCCAAAAGAACAGCGAGGCAGTCAAACTCGACCCAAACGATATAACGCTAGAAAACCTTGGCGGAATATCTTTTGACACCGAGTTTATCCTTAATTTAATAGCCGCCCTAATGGCTACAGCACAGTACCCAAACAAGCCAGATATAGGCGAACTTATTATGGGTATACCGCCACACTTTCTAACAGAGCCACAAATCATATCCGATGTGCTAGAATTTTTAAGCCTTTTTGTTGCCTCAAAAAAGCCAACGGGGAACAGTCGCAAATAGCGGCGTTCCCCGATAAAACTAACGATAGCGACTTTACCACGCAACTATTGTATTCTTCTATTAAGTGTGGGCTTGCCGTAAATATAGCAGATTTAGGCTTGAATGTTCTACACGATTTAGTGGCGTATTCGGCAAAGATTGATGCCGAGGCACTAAAGAGTAGCGGAGGAGCAGGAGGCGGAACTAAGTCGCCACCTATGAATCTAGCAGGGCTAACAAAACTTGGGAGGATGCGAGGCTAATGGACGGCGTAACCAAAGAACTTATAGAATACCTAGAGAGCATAGGTGACATGGCAGGCAAAAGTAAAGAAGTGATAATGCAGCAGGTTGACATAGAGGCGGAGGCGCTTAGAGAGCAATTATTCAAAACAACCCCACGCCGATATGGCGACTTGGTGCGTAGCTTGCAAAAAGTAGAAGTAACCAACCGCCACAACTGGTACGGCTACCGCCTAGAATTTGCAGGCAATAACAAAGCAGGCGTACCACACCAAAAAATAGCCAACATATTAAACTTTGGCTCAAGCACAATTAAAGGCACACGGTTTATTAGTAAAGCAATTCGCACCCTACGAGGCATGGACGATAGAATCGCTAAACGATTTGAAGAAGAGGCAGAAAAGGCTATTGATTAGCTTGATTTTTACTTTTTATTTTGTTATACTAATATTGCACAAAAAGTGCGCGGAGCAAAATATGAAATTAAAAGTATTCAATTATGTAGACGATTTGCAAGAAGCAATTGCATTCTATCAAAAAGCGTTTGACGCAACTATTGGCGAAAGCTACAAAAATAAAGACGGCACTTATAGCTTGGCAGAAATAAGAGTTAGTAGAGGTACAAGTTTTTGGCTAGCAGCACGCAATGGCGAAGGTGCAGAAGAAGGTGGTGCGATTACAGGCGAAGTAAACACAGGCAATATTATGCAACTTTGCTTAATGTATGATAAAAAAGATGTCGCTAAACTTGAAAGTGCTTATAACATAATCAAGGAAGATGCTCAAATAATTGGGGAGTTGCAGTCAAGACCATGGACAACGCACTCTTGCGATTTAATCGACAAGTACGGCTTGCGTTGGTGCTTGATGGTTGAATAAGGAGGAGTAATGAACTATCAAGATTTTATAATGGAATTAAATGCCGAGCAGTTAGCGTTTGTTGAAGAGTTAAATAACTTTTTAATGCAGCACAAATGCAAAAGCACCTTTGAAGAAAAGAAGACAGGGCTATTAGGCTCGTACAAATACGGCAAGCCACCTAAGGCACTTATAAACTTGTTACTAAAACCACAAGGCTTGCTTGTGCGTATATATGGCGAGCATTTAGACAATTATAGAGATTTTCTAAACACATTGCCTGCATCAATGGTCGCAGAAATTGACAACGCAAATGAGTGCAAGCGTTTAACGCAAAACGGATGCAGCCCAAAATGCTTGGGCTATGATTTTACGATAGACAAGCATTATCAAAAGTGCAGATACAGTTGTTTTGAGTTTTTAGTAACAAACGAAACTAGCACAGCTACAAGAGAGTTTGTAGAAAAAGAATTACTAGCAAGAACATAAAACAAATCACAATAATCAAGACTAAACGGTTTCTTTTAGAGGCCGTTTTTTCTATGCCAAAAATGAGGAGGACAGAGGATGGCAACAAAGGTCGGGCGGAGTCTGTCCGAGATAGATAATAAGGTTAGGGCGTTAAGCCAAAGCATAAAAGAGAGTACCAAAAAGACTAAGGAACTTGACCGCACACTACGGCTTGACCCACGCAATACGCAGGTCGCCGCACAGCAGATGCGTGCTTTGGGGCAACAAATTGGGCAAGCGACACAGCAGGTGGCATTATTAAAACAACGCCAAGCGGAGGCTAATCGGGAGTTGCAACAGGGCAACATTACCGAGGCGGAGTTTAAGAAAATAGAGGCAAGTGTGCAGGCGGCAGAGTTGCAACTGCAAAGATTTAATGCCCAACTCCGTAATGTGCAACGGGCGCAGGTTGACCGCTTGGCTAATCAATTTAACAAAGTTACACGCAGTCTGCAACAAGCTCAAAGAGCGGCACAAACATTTTCTCGTCTTGCAATGGGCTTAGTCGCCGTTGTTGCAGGAGCAATAACGGCCTTTACTCGCCACGCCACGACCTTAGCCGACATGGCAGATGCCTACGATATGTGCATAGAACGCCTGCAACGCAAACGGGGAGTATTCGCTCAAGTTACAGGTAGTGCAGATAATTTCAATCGCAGTTTAGACCGACTAAATAATCGCCTCAATCGCATAACGCTTGGCACGGGTATCGCTTACGAGCGGATACTCACTCACATAGGCGTAGCAAGCCGAGATGCCGAGGGGCGGACACGCTCGCTCGCTGATGTGTATGACGAGGTAATCGCAGCACTTCGTGAGATGGAAGATATTCAAATGCGAAACCGCCTAGCGTACGAATTATTTGGCGAAGAGGCGATACACATAATAGAGATTTTGGAATTGTGTATCGAAGAGTATGAGAGGTTAAGATACGAGCAGGAAAAAGCCAACATTATTAGCGAAGAACAGGCGGAGGCGGCACGGGCGATACAAGCCGAGTGGGAGCGTGTGCGAGAGGAATTTATAATGACAGGGGCAGAGTTAGCGACAGCGCTACTGCCCCTTATTCAAGCCCTAGCGGATTTGCTTGTCAATTTTCTTTTGCCAATCTTGACGACAATCGCTAATTGGTTTGCAAGTATGTCGCCGTTTCAGCAAGGATTTATGATATTCCTTTTGTTCTTGGTTATGTTTTTGCCCAAGCTCATAGCACTCGGAAAAGGTGTGGCTTTAATCATACGCAAAATTGCAATCGCCAAGAAAAAGGCGGCGATAAATGCCAAAATGCTCTCGGCAGCAAGTATGCCGTTGCAACCAATATTGCTAGCAGTAGCGGCAGTAATACTAATACTTGCAACGCTCTTTGCTTTCCTTACAGGCAGGAGCAGAGAATTATCTAGCACAATGGATAGACAAACAGGCTCGCTTAATCGCTTGGGTAATGCGTATGGCGATTTGGGCGCAAATGTGGCACACAATACTAATCAAGTTTCGCAAAACCACAACCGCACCAGTGCCGATGTAAATGTAACTATAGATGCCAGAGGCGATAGTGCCATAAGCCAAGAAAACGCCGAGCTTGTAGCGGATATTTTGGCAGAGAGAATAAATAAAGAACTAGGAGGAAAAATTTGACGGATTATAAACGGCGCACTTCTGCGTTGGCTTTACGACTTCTTTCGGTTGCGTATTACATATACGCGCCCTCAAGACTTCCGCAGCCGCCTTGAATTGCTTGTTTCTAATTCGTCAAATAAATAAAGTATGCCAAAGCAACTAAGAAGATTTTGGCTAGTCAACGCTAGCGGAGCAGTATGGGATTTGACAAGTAGCAGCGAGGCAACCCCAAACGCCAATTTTATGTACGCACCGCAGGGCTTAGGTATTCGTACCCGAGTAAATAGTTTTAGTGTAGAAAATGTTTATTTTATAGAAAACATAACCACTCAAACACAAAATATTCAAGGCGTTTTGGTGTTTTCGGGGTATGAGCATTTCAGCCGCTTTGTAGATTTTATAGGCAATGTCAATACGACAACGCCGTTAAAATTGTGCTACAGCACAGACGGCACTAATCATACCACGCCGAATAATACGCCGTGGTACAAAGAGGTCATTATAACCGACCTTAGAAAAGAAGAGATAGATAGGCACTATGCCGCTTTAAGAATACCAATTATTTTTACGGCTCTTAGTCGTTGGAAGCAAGACATAGAGATAACACTAGAACTTGCAAGAACGGGTACGCCCCTAACTTTTCCTTATGTTTATCCGTATTTTTTCGGTGGGTCAAATAACATGGCTGTCGAGATAACTAATAACGGACTGCCCACAGGAGCAAGAATACGCACGGAGGGCATAACGGATACGCCGCTTTTTAGACTAATCCGCAATGGCGAGATTTTGTCGCAAGCAAAATACCATCTTACAGTTGGGGCTAATCAACACCTTATAGTTGATAGCGACCCAGCACGGCAGGAGGCGAGCCTTTACACAATTAGCGGACATAACCTTATCCGTGAAGATGTCTACAACGCAGGCGAGGCGGATTATGCGTTTGCCAATTTTATAAACATACCAAGCGGAACAAGTTGGTTTCTAGCCTCTGCGACAAATGCAAATTTTGGCCGTATTACTTTAAGCTACAGCGAGATGCGAGAGCTGTTATAATCTCGAAAAGGAATTATTATGATAACACGATATAAAATTTATGACCGCCTAACGCTCGAGTTAAGAGACAGCGGAGTGGTTAGGTCGTATGATGTGGATTTAGATTACTTGTGCAACAACCACAGCACTATGCGGATAGTACAAGAAAGCCGAGGATTCAAAGGCGATATTTTAGCCATATCTATGGGCGTGGATTTGGTGGTGCTAGGCGTAATAACGGCCATAGACAACACGGAACTTCGCATCCAATTCAAGCACATGAAAGAGTTGTTTAATGACAGCGTTCTTAATGTATTCAACTGGACGGCACTACTCGGCAAGAGATTTGATGCCGTGCAGGGCTTGAGAGTGCTAATAGAATACGCCTTTATAAACACCACCGACACGCTACGCAGATTACCGCTAACCATACGCACCTTTGGGCAAAACCTTGATGCCGTATGGATTGACGATAGCGACACCATAGATATGCTGTATTTTATTGAATGGTGTTTTGACCATTATAATGTGTATATAAGTTGCGACATAGATTTTGCTAACAAACGCATAGTGGTGGATATTATAAAAAACGACACGGCAGGATTATTATTAAAAGATAATATTGCCCTAAGTAAACCCGAATTTGATAGTCAAGAGTTGCCGAGAGAAAACCGAGCAATATTGTTCAACAAGGATACAGGCGTAATAGCAGGCACATTTTTTCTATTGCAAAATAACACAATCACAACCAACCAAGCACATGCTAACCGCCTTTTCCCCGTAAGCACCCGTTATGTAGAATGGGATGCAATCGAGGCAATTCGTGAGGGCTACACTATGCAGGAATTAGCAAAGAGCGAAATTCAAGGTAATATTTATAATCATTATGTGCAAGTGCGCCTAGCCAAAAAGCAAACTATGGTGCCTGCACGAAAGTTCAAATATGGCGACCAAGTAAAAATAGTGTACGAAAATAGGAGCTACGACACAATCTTTACGGGCATAAAATTTAGAAGTGATGACCCGTTTTATGTCTGTCAATTCGGCAAAGGCAGGATTTGCTTTACCGACCGAATGAAGATATTTAATCAACGACAATACGCCCGTAGGGCATAATGCAATGGAGGATGACAAATATTTATGGGATTTTTCTTAAAAGGCTTGGGCGACCCAGCCACGGGGCATAACGAGATTTTACCTAGCTTTGATGCAGCGATTTATGCGTATCTAGCCCAAAACGCAGGAGGCGTTTGTAGCAGCGGAGCAAACTTTGCAGCCACCACAACCGATAGGGGCGTGAGCATAGCCGCAGGACTAGCCTATGTAAATGGGTATTTTGGCATGAGCGACAGTCCGACATTACTCAACTTTACTTTCCCGACAGGCTCGGCACAATTTGCAAGAGTTTTTGCAGAAGTCAATTTATCCGTTACACCGCACCGCTTTAGTATAAGAGCAAGCAACCAATCGACAAGCAATAACATACCGCTTGTGCAAGATAATCTTAGTATAGCAGCGAGCGGCATACACCAGATACCGCTGTTTTTGTGCCAGATAAATTCTAACCGCACAATCACAATTACAAGTCAGCGCAATATGCTTAATCGCATTTTACACGCAGAAAACGCCGTTAATTTAACAGGCACTATTCAAACTGCCGTAACGGGCGTAACACAGGCGGAGGGCAATAATTCAACCCGTGTCGCTACAACCGAATACGCCGACAGGGCAGCGAGGTCAGCCCTAAATATAACTACCGCCGCTATTGTTGGTGGGAATGGCACAGTTCGCCGTCAAGGCAATTTTGTTATTCTTAACGGCACAGGAACAAGTGGAACTGTCCCATCTGGCTACCGTCCGAGAGCTGCTGTAACGATAGGGGCGAATGCAAATTTAAGCGGACAAGCAATGTCACAATGGCCAGAACTCATAAATGTTTCGGGCGCAGTGACAGGCACGGTTTCAACAGCAGGCGTAATTAGTATAGCAGGTATGTTTGGAGGCAGTGGGCAAAACACGGCTGTCTTTGGCAATATTAGCGGAACAGTAATCTACAACGGAGGATGGGAGGTGTAAAAAAATTGAGAATTGAGAATGGAAAATTAAAAATTAAGGAGGTAGCCATTCATGGCACAAATTAAAATACGGTTATTAAGTAACCGAAGAAACCAAGTAGAAATGGCAAACCGCCATAAACTTATAGCAGGCGAAAATTTATCCACTGCCATAAGAGTAGAGTATCCACCCGAGTTTGAGAGCCACTCAAGAGGGTGGATTTTCTTAACGAGCGAGGCGAGAAGTGGACGATAG